CAGACAGAGCCATTAACAAGATGTCTGGTGCAGACCAGCAGGCCATTGCTGAAGAGGCTATTCGCGCTCTTGAGCATTACATAATTATGGTCACTCCTGACCAAGAAGTTTCTTGAGTCGTTTGATTTGAGCCTCATCCATAAACATGGAAATGTTTTCGCCACCCGTAGATAACCGGCCTCTAGTCAATTGATTGGGGTCGGCATAAGTTCTACCAGCTGGGATATCTCCAGGCATTTGAATGCGACCAAACAAATCTTCAAGTGAAGCGCGCTTATATTCTGGTCCTGGCTTGTTCATTTGCGTTGGCAAAATCTTGTCGTAGACCGGCTTCATAAATTCTTTGACTGGAGCGCCACGGGTATTGCCAAAGAATATGCCTGGCATATCGTATCCATAAGCACCATGAGTGCCAGGACTAATGCCACGATTTGGCAATGCCTCATAGATTGCATCACCCATCAAGAAACTTGGTTTGTTCATTACATTAGGATCAAACATGGCCCTTTGTAAGTCTGGATAGTTAAATCCCAAACCTCTTTCGGCTGCGACATTGCTCATCTTGTCTACAAATACTTTTCTCAAATCGCCTGCACTACCGGCTGATAAGCCTTGGCCAGTCAGCAATTGCGCTGCCGCCATTGGATCATTTAATCCAACAAAGTCTTTGTATTTTCCTTTTTCGCCCTTAATTGTTTTGGCTCGCATTTGATCTGAAATCATATTCAGAAGAGATGGGCTTGGGTTTGTCGCTTTAATCATTGACAGCAGGCCAAGTGTTGGCCCAGTCGAAAAGTTTTCACCACCAGGTGGCATTGTGTGTGGGGCCATGAAAATGCGGCCTGTTCCACCCATCTTTTTATTTTCTTCAATGGCCTGTAATGCTCTAGTGTTTTGCGCTTTAGCAGCACTTTGATTTGATGCGTAGCCAATGAAATTTTTGATATTGTTTTCATCCATCATGTACATCAAACCGCCTGGGGTAACAAACGCATTGTTGCCAAGTGGGATGTCGCTGACATTCTTAACCAATACATTGCGACTCAACATATCAGTTGGATAAGTCATGATGCTGCCGCCCAGCATCTCGTCATAGTTGACCGGCCTTCTGGCCACAATGCCTGGCAGCTGCTCTGTCTCGTACCTTGTGCCGACCAATGGGTTTGGCTTTGTTTTTGTTGTGTCTAAGTAAACATTGGACCGAGTACCCTGCGCTAAGTCACGCAAGATATCAGCGCCAGCGCCACCGCGCTCAAGCATTCTTTCGACTCTTGGAGCCATGGCCCGTTCAAGGTCCATGCCCCTGCGCTCTGCTTGGGCCAGATAAGCCTGGCGAGGGATTGAGCCAAGTGCAATAGCTTCTGGAATTATTGGTGGCAGTTTGCTTTGCTCCATGAGCTGCGCAGCCTTTTGCAAAGCCTCTTGGGCCACCTTGCCCCTTGGGACATAAGTGTTGCGCTCCATGAATTTCTTGGCTTCTTCTTCGGCAATGCGCACAGCTTCTGGGCTGCCATAGCGGCCACTGGTGATGCCTTTGAATACGCCATATGGAGCGCCAATAACACCAGACAGCAGTCCAGTGCCAAGTGTGGCGCCAGTCTCGCCAATGCCTTCTAAGTAGTCCAGCAAGCCTGCCATGGTTATTCCTTATTGGCCGTAGATAGGTCTTGGTGCTGTCGCGCCAATGTAGCTTGCACCATAAGGCACAGTCTTGCCAAGCATTCTGATTCCAGATGCCACAGCATTTTGCAAATTGGCCATTCCGCTTTCATCGCGCAACGCTTTGCGCACAATCTCTGGGTCTTCTGAGATCAGAATCTGGGCCACGCGCTGGCGGTCTTGTTCTGACATTCCCTTGTTTGCATCACCCAGCATCTTGCTGACCACTCGGAATGCAGCCATGGGGCTTCCACTGGCAGCACTGGCCAAATCATCAGCCGTAATGGTCGAGCCAGTACGCGCAGCTTGCATGATTGATGACGCTGTATCCGACCCACCAAGAACCCTATTCTTGGCAGCCTGCGACTGGGCTGCTGTGCCAATGCGCGTCAAGATGCCATCAAGCTCATCACCAGGATAAATGGTGCGCAAGATGGCGCCTTGTTTGGTCTCAGGACTGGCCAGCACACCCATCATGGACTTGGCGCGACCTGACCCCATCTGATTGCGAATGGCATCCATGGCGCCAGCCCTAAACGCATTGACTGCACCAGGGTTGCTGGCCATGTCTTCCATCATTATTTGGACCTCATCTGCGCTCTTGCTAAAGATGGTGCGGCCTTCTTTGAATGCATCCCTTGCGCTTCTAAGCTGTGAGGCTTCAGCACGGGTTGCAGCCAGTCTTGGTGATGATGAATCAATAGCATCTCTCAAAGCGCCCTCAACGGGTTTAAGAGCTGCTCCAACACCACCCTTGCCACTCGTAAAGGCAGAGTCAATTGATGTCTGGATACCACGCCTGACAACTTCAGCATCTTCCAATGTTGGCGCTTTGGCAAACACAATTTCGCCTTTTTTGTCAAAGGAGAAAAATGGCTTTTTGCCTGTCTGGGCCGTGTAGATTGCATTGATGTCGGCAATGGCCGTTGGTGATCTTTGCAGTGCGTCTTTAAGACTTCCCAATAAATCTTGGCCAATGATGCCGCCAGTGCCATAAGCATCTTTGTAGGCTTGGTTTTCCAATGCCTTTGCTTCGTCATTGGTTGATCGATAGAAGCGCAAGACATTTTCATTCTGTGGCCGTGGTCCAACAAAGTTGGGGTTAAGGCCACTGACCAGTTTCTGCTGCATATCTGTCAAGGCTTCTTTACGCAACACATCTGGGCGTGTAGATAAAGCGCCTTGAATTGTTGTGGATGCCTTACCGCCTTGGGTATAAAGACCGCGCACAGCAGCCAATAGTGTTTGGTTTTCGGCCAATATTTCGCCATTGGCAATGCGCTGGACAATCTCATCTGTGGTCAGACCAGTCTCGCCTGCAAGTCGTTGAATCTCAGCCTCTGCTGCCTTGCCACCACGACCACCGGCCATGCGCCTGGCAGTGTCTAAAACCATGTCTGTAACCTTGCCAGCGCCCATGAATGTGGCCTGCACTGCTGGAGCAATCGTTGCACCCATCATTGTGGAGCCTGGCACTCTTGCCGCACGGGCAGCAAAGTCTCCTTCGCCTGTCATAAATCCTGTGATGCCGCCTTGAATGCCGCCAAGTGCTGAAGTGCCGGCTAACGCTTTGACCAATGGAGCAACACTTGCCGCCATTCTTGGACCCGTCAATGGCGCTGCCGCGCCACCAGTGGCCGCAGTCAATGCAGCCGCTGATCCAATACCGCCTAGTGCCTCATAGCCTAATGCCTCAAAAGGTGACTGGGCTTGGTAAGCCTTCATCTTGCCTTGAATTTCAGCAAGCACTTTGTTGTAGTCTTCGCCTGTCACTGATGCGCGCAATCGAGCTTCCATCTCGTCAGCAGAGCCAAGGGTCACGCCCTGTAAAGTAGAGCGCAGGCGTTGGGTTGGCGCTTGTGGCAATGGCTGGGCCAGTGCAGGCGCTGGGGCAGGGCGATCAATGTCTAGGCTTTGAGACAAAATGCCTTGAAGAATTTGCAGTTTTTCATTAGATAAGCCGGAGACATCTCCATCCTTAATCTTGAGCAGCTCTTCGTTTGTAAAACCTTCTAGTCCAGTGGTCATTTTTTGACTCCAGAATTTATTTGAAGTTGTCTGTTAACAGCATCAAGCAATGGATTGCCACCACCACCGCCACCGCCACCCCTAAAAGGCGTGACTTCATACATAGGAGCAAACTGCTCAAAGCCTTGTATTTTTTGTGCGCGTTGCAAGTAGTCTTGCTGCGTAGCCAAACGGCCTCTTGCGACTCTTTGGGCCGTTGACAGTGCCTGTCGAATCTCAGCAGCGCTTAGTGTTTGATCACCAGCAGCAGCGCGTCTAAGTATTGCTCGCTCGCCTTCAGTTAAACCACCTTGGCCGCGCATTTGGGCTGCTTCATCAAGCTCTCGCTGTGCAAGGCCTTGGACCACAATCCTAGTATTTGCAAGTTGTTCATTTGCGTCAGCACCGGCAACACCAAGTTGTTGACCAATTCGCAGCATGGCTGTTCTGTAATCAGCAGCTGGGCCAACAATGGCCTTGTCTAATGCAGGCAGCATTTGCTCAATATTTTTAAGCGTGTCATTTGCCGATCTTGCACCAGCCGTCATTTCGCTCAATGTTTTGGAAATGTCGCCACCAACACCAGCTACAAATTGTTGATTTCCAGCAGGCAATTTCACATCAACTTGTGTTTTTGGTGCAATTTGTGAACGATATTCACCAATTGCTTTTATGCCTCGTGGTCCAGTTCCAGCCAGATTCTCTCCACTGATGTACTCAACAGTACGCAAATCTTGAGATGGTGCTTCGTATGGTGTAGCGCCCGTGTATTCTCTTGATTGACCAAGTTTATTGAATTGCATCATCTTCACTTGGCCATTGACCACCATTGGCTCTGGTTTGCCAAATTCAGTTTGGGCCATGCCGATCTTGAGCAATTCTGGCTGACCTTCTTTGCGCGTCATGCCGCTAAGAATTCTGCGCATCTCAGGATTTAATGAGCCAACAATGCCAGGCGCTGCCGTTGGTGCGGGCATTTGTGCAGCCAATTGAGCGCGTTGTGTTGTTGGTCCAAATTTACCAGCCACAGACACTGGAGCCAGTATTGCCGCTTGATCTGCGGTAATGGGGGCCACAGCTGGCTCAGTGAATTGCTTTGCATAAGCCTCATTGGCCAATGCTTCCCGCTGCATCTCTTTGAGCTTGGCTGCTGTGACCAAATTACCAAAAGCTCCAGTTAAGCCTTTTTCATAAGCACCTTGGCCGGCTTGCAGGGCAGAGCCTAGAGCTTGGCCTAAACCAATACGCTGTGGGCTTCGGCCACCAGCCTGGAGCAATGCAGCTGCGGCTGACAATGTTGACTGCAAGCCAAGTTGTTCTTTTTGTTTGGCCGTCAATAGCTTTTCAAGCTCACTATCGCCACCACCACCAAACAAATTGCCCAGTAGTCCATCAAAATTAAATTCAGCCATTTTTATTCCTTATAAAAGGCCAAGAATGCCGCCAATGCCAGCACCTATTGCCGTGCCAACACCAGGAATGACGCTGCCAAGTTTTGCGCCAGCCAATGCACCACCAAGCGCACCAGAGGCAGGGTTTTGGCTGTATGGAGTTGTGGCCACCATGCCAAGGTTGGCAGGCTGCGCACCGAGTGAAGACTGGACCACGCCAAGACGCTGCAAACCAATGTTGCGGATTGCATCCATTTGTTGCTGGTCCAAAGCCTGACGCGCACCGCCAGCGCCCATGACCGCTTGAGCGCCACCAAGACGCAATGCTTGTTGTTGTGCAGCCAAATTACCGAGCTGGCTTGCACCACCTAGCCTTAATTGCGCACCTTGCAAGCCTGCTTGCTGATTGGCAATGTCGGCTGCTGATCTGCGACCAATGTCGGCCTGCTGCATGGCCATGGCCTGATTAAATGCCTGCTCATTCAGAGTTGTGCCAAGATTTGCCGCCTGCTTGGCAAACCCTTGGTTAGTCAGAGCCTCGGCCACACCTTGGCGCGACCCACCAAAGGCACGGGCAGCAGTCGCACGTTCACCAGTCTGCTGGATGGCAGATCGTCTTGCAGATTCCAAATCAGCCAATGCGTTCTCACGCACAGCTTCTGTATATGGATTCATGTAAGAGCCAATTGTTCCTGGTCCTTGACCAAGACCCAAATTAGTCTGCTGCGCTGTAATTTGTGCAGGCTGATAAATGCCACCATAAGCGGCCATTTGAGCTGCCAAGTCTGTGCCAGTAATGCCTGGGCCAGCAAGGGCCGTGTTGACCAAAGCCTCCTCGCCTGCCTGATACATTGGGTTATAGCCAGCAAACTGCTGGACCGGCAATGCACCAGCGACCCCTTGGGCCTGCTGAAAATTGGCCAAGAATGCTTCTTTGATCTGTGGATCAATGGAGCTTGTCGATGTAGTTGTTCCACCTTTTGACATATTGCCACCTTATCCGAGTAAAGATTTCATTTTCTTGGCAGACACTTTGCCCTCATTGATCATGTCCAGAAGTCCACGGCCATACTTGTTGACTGAAGACTTCTTGATCACATATTCGCCTTTGTCCAAATAGCCCATGCCATCATCTGGGCCTTGTGGGTCTGGACCAAGCAGGGTGCGGACCATACCGCCTTTTGAAAATGCCGCGTCACCATCAGCGCCAGTGCCTGGGCCACCGCCAGTGTTGCCATCGCCATTAGAGCCAGAGTCACCACCATCACCGCCACCGCCACTGTAATAATCGGCCAATGTAGTGCCAGCATTTGCAGCAATTGTTTTGGCCACATTAGCCGCGGCAATCTGGTCATAGAGACCAGGGTTATAGCCACCCATTGCTTGGCCTGCGACCACGCCAGCGTATGGATTGCCGACTGGTCTCATCTGGCCCATGATCTGAGAGTATGGTGAGCCAGCACCGCCAACAACATTGGGGTTGTACTGAGCGCCAATTGGGATGGACTGGTAATTTGCAAAGTTCTGGGCAAAGCCTTGGGTGGCATTGGCAAATGGTGTCGTGCCAGTCACACTGGTTGCACCAGTTGGGCCAAGCAAGCCGCCAGTGCCACCAGTCACGCCAGTAGTTGTGCCAGTGCCACCAGTTCTTAATGCAGCCAAACGCGCAGCTTCAGCAGCCGCAGCAGCTGCTGCATTGCGTTGTTGCAAAGCCAAAGCCGATTCATTTTGTCTGGCCACCAATGCCAATTGAGCCGCATCAGCAGCCGCCTTCTGAGCCGCAGTAAGATTGCCAGCAGAAGTTCTAGCAGCCAAGGCCCTTGCGTCAATCAGTGCTTGGCTGGCCGTTGTGTCTCTGGCTGTACGGGCTGCAAGTTCTGCATCAGCCGCAGCATCAGCAATCAATTCAGCCTCAGTCTTTGGGATTGCAGCAGCGTATTTCTCTTGAACACTCTGAGTCGTGACACCAGTGGCACGGGCCACATCTGCTGGGCTAATGCCAAGCCGGTCCATCTCTGTGCGCAAAATGGCATTGCTGGTCCCAGACTTCTGGGCAGCGACCACCGCATCAAAAATGTTTTTGTCAAATTCGGCTTGGGTCATGCCGTTATTGAGCGCCCAATTTAGTGCTTCTGAAATTGCCATATTTATCCCCTAAAGTTCCTTTGCCATTACAGACCATTGTGGGCTGTAACCTTCGTCTTTCAAAAATGTCTTTGCCCAGCCTCTTCGGCCTGCCAAAGTCACCCTGGTGCAGCCGACAGACTTGCCCCAGGATTCGATCAATGGTCGCATCCGTGAGAGTTCATCTAGGTCGCCACCAGCCAGAAAATAATGCAAATTCTTTAGCCTGGGATAGACAATGATCTCTGTCAATACCACCGAGTCCTTGGCCGGCCACAGCTGCAATCTGTGATCCTCGACCATCTCAGCGACATCGTCAAAATTATGTGTGCCTCCACTATATTCTAAGGCAGCCTCCACATGGTGGCGTAGCCTGTCCAAATGTTCTTGGTCACTCATCGCTTACCACTTGGGACTGCATCAAGCCGCATCACCCCAATTCGCCAGTCGGCCAAAGTGTTGCCAGTCACCTTCATGTTGACCTGGCGCGCTGCAAACCGGACATCGGTCGGGTTGGCTGCCGTATAGGGTCCAAATGTGGATTGTGTCCCAGTCGGGTAATTACGGGTTTTGAATGAAACCACCGCCTCACCCAGTGTCTGCTCATCTGGGACAACTTGCCTGACAGACATGATGTTGTCGCCATTGCCAAGCTGGACTGGGCCACTTTCAGCGTAAAGGCTGGCGCTGTCATAAGCAAACCCGACCTCATGCTCGTAAATGTAGCCGTCAGTGGAAACCGCCAGGGGATTGGTAAACACACCAGCATCAGTGCCAGCAGTTCTGGCCAATGTGCCTATGTTCCAGTGGTTTTCTCTGTAATTAAAAGTGACATAGCTGTCATTTTCATTACTGCCACTGCTTGGGTAATACCACCAGATTTCACCAAACTTACTGTTATGGACCGCATAGACCTTGGATGCCTGATTGAAGTTGATATTGCCAAAGACATAATCCGACACATCACTTGGCAGTGGCTTGACATAGCCGTCATATATCCAAAAACCTGACTTGCTCATCCAAATGGCAGCAGTGTCAATGGCGGCCACAGACTGGGCTGAAATGAGACCGCAGCCAGAGCCAGCCTTCTCAAAGCCATAGACAAATGGAGCGCCAATGTACTGGGCCGTATGGACATCGACATCTGTAAACAGTAGGTTTACACCCTTGACCCGCTTGCCAGCGATCAGCGTGCCAGGCGTTGCCAGTTCATAGTCGCCTGCCTGATTGTCGCCAGCTGGGGTCCAGACTGTATTGTTCTCTTGGTCGCACCACTGCACTTTGCGTGGATTGCCACCAGCGCCAAGGGCAAACATAATGCGCTCGGCAGTGACTAAAACCGCCTTGTTACTCGTTGGGGCATTGGTGATTGCTGCTGCCAATGTGGGCGTTGTGAATCCCAATTGCCACTCATAGAGCTTGCCATCTGTGCTTGAGCAAGCAATCAAATACTCGCCCCATGTATCCATGGACCATGTGGTGGCCGGAGTGACTGACCCCGTGTCTGGTCTTGCCGTGCCATAGGCCAGAGAGCCATAGGTGCTGTATCCATAGCCGGTCTTTGACAATGAATCCGCAATGCCAGCTGTAAAGCTAGTGGGCGTGATTTCTTTGAGTGTTCCACCCTCATTCATGGCATAGAGTTTTGTGTGCGTTCCAGCAGCGATCCATCGGTTGGCACTGTTATCGCGCCAAGTGATGAAGCCGCGGCACAGACCAGACATCTGGCCAGTTGCACGTTTTCTCCAGCCACCCATGGGGCGCAGAGTGTTTTCGTACCAGCGCACCAGATTTGCGTCATACCACCGGCCTGCTGCCTGGTACTCAGTGCCGTTTCTGTAAATGCCTGGTGGTAATTTGAGTGGTATGTACATGGCTATATTGTTGGTAAGTTGGACACAAAGCTCATTGTGACAATGGCTGATGGTACTGCTGGCCGTGTGGGGCTGGTGCTTGTCCCAAAATGCTCAATACTTACATCAGTGCTGGTGGTACGCCACATAATTTCAACATAATCGTTGGTTGCCAGGCTTACAAAAAAATTCATGGCTGCAATCAAATGGCTTGGGTCGCCTGACGATTTTCTTTGTGACAAGTGAAATCTACTGTTTGAGTTTGCGATATTTGTTCCATTTTTACGAAACCAAATATCCACATCTTGGCCATCATTGCTGGTGTTCTTAAACTGAATGGAAAACTGCAAGTTCCAGATTCCGGCATCGGCCACAGTGATTCTTGACCCGCTGGCCATTGTCACACCATTAGCAAAGTCTGTGGTGTTGAATGTGACCGCATAGGCCGTGGTGGTGTTTGCAGCCACTTGGTCGGTTGAGTCTTGAAAAGCCCCATGGGGGTTGTTCATAAACTTACCGCCCTTTGGTCCAAACAAAGACCCCAGCACTGATGTCACTTTTCTAAAGTAATTGTTTAAAGCGCCATAGTTCTCATTAAAGTGCCTGCGCTCATACCCCTCTGGCGGGAAACCCAGACTCGGTATAGATGGTGACTCTAATTGTTGCTTGACATTGGCCATGGCTTGATTTTGCCCTAAACAGCCCCCAATGGATAAGACTTTTCATTGACACAAAATCGGACTACGATAATTTTGCAGCAATTGGCTGCTTTAACTGGGGAATGTCATGAAATTTGAAATGGAATTCGGTTGGACAGGAAATGAGACAGTTACGATCACGACCTTTGATTTTGACAAGATCGCCATTCTGCAATCCTTCATCAATCACATGGAATCGACAGGTTGGGTCGAATATGAATATGAAGATGCTGACGACCTTGAGGAAGAATTTGAAGACACTGAAGAAGAAGAAACCACAGAAGTTTGATTCCTAATGGGGCTTACTTGGCCATCAAGTACAGCCCCACATTTGAAAATGCGTAGCCTGCATAGACCACTGCCATAGATGGATTGCCTCTGTAGAGCTGTTCAGCAGCAATGTAGGCATAGATCGCGCCCGTCAGAATGATCAGCCAGGCGCTCAAAATGAATCCACATCATAGACTTGGCCCCTGAACTCGATCAACCCCTCTCCAAATTTATGGACCAGCTCTGGCCACAATAATCGACCATTAAAGAAATTCAAAATTGCAAAACCACTTCGGTGATTGCCTGGATTCAGTTCAGCATAAGTAAATTGTGGGCCGTCAATTTCAGCCAATGTTCCGGTGTCGACCCCAAAACGATTTCCTCGGAGATCTTGGAATGGGGTGACTTTGAGCGCATGTAAGTGCCCACACACCGTTGAAACACCCGCATTTAGGGTCGATGTGTGCGTTGCGTGAATTCCATTCTTGTAACGATGTTTGATAATCACATCATTAGTGGGCCATACCGCCCAGCAAAACTCCCAATCTAAAAAGTGGTCTGTTAACTTAAACCCTAACACTTCTTTAAATTGTGGTGCGTGCTGGGCTAAACGATTACCAAATCTGACATCGTGATTGCCCCATGTCCACAGTAGCTTTACATTGTGCCTAGCTGCCTTGGCCACTTCCTCGATTTCACCCAACGCACCCTGACAAGCCTTTAGTTCTTGAATAACAGTAGTCGCTGGTTGTTCAGTTATGTCATGGCGTGATATAGATGCCCCGTCAAAGGCGTCTCCATTGCAAATCACGACATGGGGCGAAAATTCTTGAATGGCCCACAGTAAACCCTTAAACGCTGTTGAGCGTTGACCAGGTATGAAGTGGGCATCAGAGAAAACAATCACACATCCATCTAACATTCCAAGTTCAATTTGCTTGAGTGGAGAGAAAGATTTTGGTTTATTAGCGTCATAAGCAACGGCACGAGGATCGTTTGAGGATAATTTAATCTTATAGTGATCCTCAATCCACCTTCTACGCAAATGGGCGGCTCTAAGATTTACTCCTAAATGTTTAGCCACTTTTGTGGCAGATTGCAGTTCACCCCATAGTTGGATGAATTGCATATCTGTGCAAGATTCGTTATGAGCGCCCATGAGAGTCCTTAGAGAGTAATTTTTCTAAAAGATTGACCACGCGGTGTTCCTCTTTTTCCAAGAGTTCAACAGAAGATTTTTGATCTTGGGCCGCAGTTATCAGGTCATGCAAAAAGACATGAAGCAGCTCATGCAGAGCAGTCTGGTCCAAAGACTGTGGGCAGATACGTTCTGCACCCCAATCACCCAAACGATATGTGGCCAGTCTGGCCCCATCATTAAATTCCACTGAAGCCATGGCATTCTTTGCAGGCTTCAAACCCTTCTCAATACGCCAGTCGCCAAGATTAAGCACTTGCTGCCATTTCCGCACACTTTGTGCAAATAGCGCTGAGTCTTCTGGTGTAGGAATGTTTGACATATCAACACCTTATATGACTTTTATGTCAATTTAATTTAAGTAAGCACTGAAAGTGCTTCATTGATATGCTTAATCCTGTCATCTAGCCCAATAAACCCGCCATTGATTTTCTTGGTCATGGTCTTATAGTCTTGACTGTCCGCATACTGATTGAGCTTGTGGGTGTTCCAAAACCACCCAGCAGTCAGCGCAGCATACTGGGGCGTGGCCACCAGTTCTGGCTGCATGATCAGGTCCACGCCAAGCGCCTTGCCTGCATGGTGGTAGTTGGCAGACCCAGTCAATTGAATGCAGCCACGGCCTCGGAAACGATAACCATCCCCACTGGCCTCATCCCTGTTACCCATTCGGTTGCTGTAGACAGTGTTTGCAATGAGCTTGGGGTTTCTTGCGCAGGCTTGGGCCTTGGCAGCGTCAAAGCGCTTGGGCCAGAGCTTTTGCAGGGCTTCAGCCCTGTAGTTCAAGTTCTCTTCCAAGACTCTGAAATTGCCACACTCATGGCCACACTGGCCAATGAATGCAGCCTGGCGTAGTGGCGTTGAAATGTCAAAACGCTGGAAAGTCTCATTGAGGGCATCCACCCACTCTGGGCCAATGTGCAGTTGGGCCAGCTGTTCACTATTGACCATTGACTAAAACCCTCACTTCGTTATAGGCGTTGATGCAGGCGTTGAGCTTGACAATGGCTTTGTCTCCATCGGCTGCGATGTCGATAAGAGCTTCAATAGTCTGTCGCTCAGATTCGCTTGCATCGGTGTTGCTATTTCCTGTGGCAATGGTGGCACTTGTGCCGGCTTGTGGACAACTTGGGGCTGGGAGCCGCAGCCGACCAGTCCGAGCAAGCTCATGCATAGCAGACTGCTTTTTCTTAACATCATCTTGGGCCTTTCTTAATTTGGTTTCTTGGTCTGACAATTTAGATGTCATGTTTTTTTCAAGTTCACGGGCTTCATCATTCTTTTGGGCAATGGCCAGTTTCATGTCATTGTCCCTGTCTTCCCAGCCAAAGTGATAGCCACCTCGGTAAGAACCAAATAAGGCAATGCCAATTGCCAATATCAAATATGGTATGGGTATGCCAAACATTACTCAGCCTCTTTTCTTGCCTGTGCCAGCTGTTCGCGCTCTTGGTCATCTTCAAGATGCTCTGGTGGCGTGTCTGGTGGTGGACCAGGAGTCCAAGACTCATCTAATTCTGGATTGGTCCACTTGGGCATAGCGCCAAATGGCTGGCTTGGTATGCCATTGGTGGTGGCATTAAACCCGTGATTGTTGCTGTATCCATATTGGCCCTGCATGGGCTGGCACATTGGCTGCTGCATCATGGGTGGTGGCTGCCTAGAAGTCATTGCCCGTTTGCCAATAACCCCACCAATGCCCCCCACAATCAATAGAACGATATCGTTCAGCATCTTTGTATATGCCTGGTCAATGGGGGCCATTGATTTGATAGGCTGGGTGACAAAGGTCACTGAGTACAAAAGAGAAATCACGATAAAGAAAAGAATCAGGGTGACAGCAAGCACCACAATGCTCCAGACCCTGACCTCGATCTCTTCAGTTGTTAGGTTTAACTTCTTCAATCTTTTTCTCCAAAATTGGTGCGACTAAATACTCTGGACAAGTTTGAGTGAATAGACATCTAGGTTTCTGGCACTCTAAAGCATGAAAGTTGTCAGGATTCTGGCACTTATATCGATAATTCTCTTCGCAGCCAGTCAGCAGTAAAAGAAGCAATAAATATCTCATTTACCTAAACCAATCCTTCCAAGCAATAAATTGACAATTCTGTCAGACAGATCATCTGGCAAAAACTTTAGAAAACCAAGCGCATACAAAGCCACACATCCATAAACGAATATCTTGAGGCATAGGTCAAAGGTCTTCTGGTACTCATTCACCGACCGCACCTTCTGGTGGCTGCACAGAATTCCATCAATTCATTCACACCGACAAACACCAGAAATAGAACAAAGAATATGCCGCCAATGGCCAGACCTATTTCCAGCTGCTCTTGCTCTTTTTGTTTTTGCTTTTTTTCCGCTGCTTTCAATGCACTTATTTCTTTGGCATCAGCCAAGTCCATTTCAGCCTGTCTGGCCTTGATCTTGTTCCAGACATCGATCTTGCCGGTCTGCATGAAGAGCATTTTTAGCTCTTCCTCAAATGCTCTGGCTTGCTCCAGTGCCATCTCAATCTGCAAGGCCGTTCCCATGTTGGAGCCTTTGCCGGACTGCTTGGCTTGAAGCATGGCCTTGGTGGCCGTTGACTTGGCATCGAAAAGTTTGCCAATCATGGGCGCGAGTGAGCCAAGGTCATTGGCAACACCCGCTGCCTTTTTGACCATGCTAATGGCGCTTTGTATCCCTGCCAGGGCCGTGATTGGATCGATCATTTCCTCTTCTCCCACTTAATGCAGACAATCTTCCGATTGTAGACATCACCGGTCCATGTCCACCTGGTGCATCTATATTCGGCAGCTGCTAATAGGACCAGAGCATAGATCATGGCCACATCAAAATGATGACAAAAACGCACCAGGCAATGGTGGCAGTCAAAAGAGCCGCAGCAATGAATGCCACGGCCCAGTCTTTCATTTTTTAATCCAAGTCTGCCAAACAGCACCAGCAGCCATGATTAACGCACCCACCCACAGAATAGGCTTGGCAGCAGAAGCAATCCATCCAAGCACTTTAAAAGCCCCATCAAGAGCCTTTATAGCCTCTACAAGACCTTTTGTGTTCTGGTCTATGCTATCTACCTTGGTTTCGACTTCAACCAATCTGTCGTAGATTTGCTTGTGGGTGACTTCGTTTTCCATTACTCACTCCGTTGGTGCTTCTTTAGGAACTTGCGCTTCAGCCTGTTCTTTAATTTTAAGAATCAGAGGCCACACGCCTGACTTGCTTGGCAATTCACCAAGAGTCGCCAATACAAAGTTAATCTCGTTAACGTCTAGTTCTAGCTTCATGCTTGACCCCATGGAGTGCCAGAAGCCGTTACTGGTGCTTTCTGCAAAGCAATCTGAGCCGCCAGAGCATCTTCTGTGGCTTGTTTATCAACGCCATTAGCCCAAACCCATCCAAGCACTG